GAAAAGAAGGTTCAATTCCTTCTAGGAGTACAAAATGGAAAGTAAAACAATCAGGGTATTGTCACCGCCTGCTAAGCGAGTGGTTCTGTAAAAGGAATGGATTTCGAATATTCTGCTTTCCGCAATTACCGAGAGGTCAAGGACCATGGATGGCTCATATCCAACCATAGAATGGAGCATTACCATTTCTCGGTACTAACATGGTGATTGTAGCTGAATTGGTAAAGCGTCTGATTGTGGTTCAGGAGATTGTGGGTTCGAGTCCCATCTTTCACACAAAATACCTCCGTGATGGAACTGGAATACATATCGATCTTAAACGTCGAGTTTTGAGGGTTCGAATCCCTTCGGAGGTACTGTAGACTTTTTGAAATATTAGCCTATTTATAATAAAGAATAAGTATGGCTAATATCAAAGAGAATAAGAAATACCATTTCACTTATAAGACAACAAATCTTATAAACAATAAGTACTACTTGGGAATGCATTCAACTAACCATCTAGATGACGGTTACTTAGGAAGCGGTAAGAGGTTGTACTACGAACTAAATAAGTACGGTAGAGACAATTTTAAATTTGAAATACTGGAACAATTTGATTCGAGAGAAGAATTAGTTCAAGCTGAGATTAAGTTAATAACAGAGCAGGATTTAACTAATCAAAACTGTTTAAATCTAAGTAGAGGAGGTAGTGGAGGTATTCATAACGAAGAGCATTACGCAGCTTTTTCAAAAGGAAGAGAACAAAGTAGCTCCAGAGGCGGAATCACTTCTCAAAAAAGGTTTAGGAACAACCCAGAAGAAGTTAAGAGAAGAGCCTTTTTACAGGGAAAGTCTTTAACTAGATACTACGAGGAAAGACCAGGTACCTTCAAAGGGAAGGTACATACATCTGAAACTATTAATAAGATGAAACAGTCCAAACAAAATCAAGGAAGAGGAGAGGATAACTCACAGTACGGTACTTGTTGGATAACAAATGAAAAAGAGAATACAAAAATACGCAAAGGAGATACAATCCCAGAAGGATGGAGATTGGGAAGAAAATTAAAATAACTGGTCTTATAGTTTAATTGGAAAAACTTATCGCTACGAACGATAGAATTCAGGTTCGAGACCTGATAGGACCTCAACTGCCCGTATAGTTCAAAGGAAGAACATATCTCTTCTAAAGATAGAATCCTGGTTCGAGTCCAGGTATGGGTTCAAAAATCGTCTCATCATATTGAGTTAATTAGAAGATACATCTCTAAGTAGGTTAAACGATATCCTACAAAATGCAAGTGAGGCTGAGGTAGCCGATGGAACTCCAAATCCCATGTTCGAGCAGGTTCGATTCCTGCCATTTGCGCAAAATATATTGTTTCATTAAAAATTAAGAAATCATGAGTAAGTACCAAAAAACACTAGTAGTGGATTCAAGCTTTATCGCCCGGAGTATCATCTCAACAGAAAGAGCATTTGTGATTTCTTATAAAGGTAATGCAGAGGTAATAGCAGAACATCCAGAAACATTTGGATTAGTAAATCCAAATCTAGAGATTTACAAACCTTCTATTATTAGAGTATTTACATACGTAAAGCAGCATATACATAAAGTTCCACTAACAAGAGAAAACATCTATAAAAGAGATAATTATGAATGTGTTTATTGTGGGAGTTCAAATCAAAGAACATTAACACTTGATCACGTTATCCCTCAATCAAAAGGAGGAAAAGATACTTGGGATAATTTAGTAACAGCATGCCGTACATGCAACCATGAAAAAGCAGATCTAACGTTAGAGGAATACGGTAAGGATATACCTGAACCAAAACGTCCACATTATTTAATGTTACTAAGACAGGTTCAAGAAATGCCAAAAGAATGGGAAACATTTTTACTATTTTAGTTGGCTATTGCAAAATAATTTCTTATATTTAGGTATAATTAAAGAGATACAAAAATCGGAATTGACCGAGGCACGTGGTTAACGGTATTGCACCGACTCGCTTAAGCCCTAAGAGCACTTTAATTTTAAATATAAAATACCTGCTACGTAACGCACGATCGACGACACGTACTATCTGGAAAGTCAGATCAGGTAAATTTGGGCGATTGGTCGATTGGTTAGGCGCAGGATTGCAAACTCTGTTAGGTTGGTTCGATTCCAACATTGCCCTCAAAAAAATCAAAATATGATAAAATTAGTAGATCTTTTAAAAGAAGTAGTAGATTTATATTTACCTAATGAATTACATAGTAAAGATATTTCTATTGAGGTTAAAGAAGAGAATAAAAGAAAGTTTAAAGTAATATTAACATATAAAGATAATTATTACGAATTTATAGCACTCCCTTTACTAAATCCTAAAAGACCATCAATCAATTTTGGAGATACTGACAAACAAGGAATTAATTTAAACTTAAACAATTTATTAAATTCTCCACATTCTCCCAGAATATTAGCAGCTATTTTTGGACTATTGAGATATTGGGTTGACAAGTATGATATACGGGAATTTGAATATGGAGCTGAAGGTAATATAAGAACCAAATTATACGATATGTACTTAACAAAACATTTTCCTGATTTCGAAAATTCACAAGAGAAATACGGAGAACATACACTACAGATATGGACCAAGAAGTAATTTTAGTTAGGAAATTAGAACTCTTACAACATATTGAAAGAATATATAATATTGAAATAGGAGATGATGAAATAGAATTAATAATAACTTTTGAAGATTTAATTAACTTAGTTATTAAAAAAAGTTTGGCTATCTAAATTATTTTTCATATATTTAGATATAAGAAAGTAAGATCATTGAAATATTGGATAAAATAAATTGCACTTGTGGGCAAACTGGCAAAGCCGTCTGACTTAGAATCAGAAGATGTTGTGGGTTCGACTCCCACCAGGTGTACAAAATTTAAAATCACTTGCTTGAAGATAAACAGCTAATTTTACGTGGTGCTATCCTATTAAAAAAGAGTAAATATGCATATTAAACTGTACTAGCAGTTGTGTTTATTGTAGAGATATGAGGAGATGTCTACAGCTAGTGTAAGTCTAGCAATTTATATTCCACTAGAATTTGGACAAGTGATTTAAAATAAAAATTAGAGTTAGCTTATAGTAAAGCAGCGGGGGCTAACCTGCAGAACGGATACGAAAACCGACTCTAATTATCTGCTTCTGACGCATGAACGGTGGTGCACCTGATTTGTAACCAGGAATAGAGTCGGTTCGATCCCGACCAGAAGCTCAAAGTGTTGTTCCCTTGAGAAAGGAAAATAGAGTGGCTACACGGTTGTTGCAACAACTAGTAAAGACTAGCACAGAGGAACTCAACCTCAAACTGCGAGTGTAGTATAACGGCTATTATGCCTGGCTTCCAACCAGGAGATGGGGTTTCGATTACCCCCATTCGCTCAGGGGTGTGTGGGAACCCGTGAATATGTGATGAGCATACACCCACAATTTGCTACCGTCGTCTAATGGCCAGGACACAACACTTTCACTGTTGAAATGGGAGTTCGATTCTCCTCGGTAGTGCAAAATCCTATAGTAGGGTAGATGGAAGGTGCTAGTCAATAGCAAGCCGCTACTGTAGGTAAACTGGGGGCACATGTACCAAGGCTTGGCGAAAAACACTTGCAATGTTTCTGTGATGGGTTCGATTCCCATTGTCTCCACTGTAGACTTTTTGAAAAGTTAGCCTATTTATTATAAAAGATAGATATGGCTAACATTAAAGAGAATAAAAGATTTCATTTTACTTATAAGACAACAAATCTTATAAATGGAAGATATTATCTGGGAATGCATTCAACTAATCGTTTAGATGACGGTTATTTGGGAAGTGGTAAGAGACTGTACTATGAGTTGAATAAATACGGCAGAGACAATTTTAAATTTGAAATACTGAAGCAATTTGAATCAAGAGAACAATTAGTTCAAGCTGAAATAAAATTAATAACAGAACACGATTTAAAAAATCCAAACTGCTTAAATTGTAAACCAGGAGGCGAAGGAGGGTTCCTAGATAGTACTAGAATGGATAATGCAGAAAGGAAGCGCAGGTTTCTTGATAAGATGAGTAACGATAGTGAGTATAGGGAAGGATTTTTAGATAAGTGTAGGGAAAACTACCCTAAGACCTTAGGAAAATATAAAGCATTAGGAACTCACGATTATGCAACTTTTAAAGGAAAAAAGCATACACCTGAAACTATTGAGAAAATGAAAGAGAGTAAGAAGGATTACGGAAAAGGATCTACAAATTCTCAATACGGAACTTGTTGGATAACAAATGAAGTTGAAAATAAAAAAATATACAAAGGCGACTCAATTCCTCAAGGATGGAAATTGGGAAGGAAATTAAAATAATTTTAGTCTATTGGTCCAGGGGAATGGATGCCTGCCTGTCACGTAGGAGACCCGGGTTCGAATCCCGGATAGACCGCAACAATGGCGGGTGGATCCGGTTGGTATCGGGGGTAGTCTCATAAGCTACATTAAAGGAGGTTCGATTCCTCCACGTCGCAACAAAGCCGGTTTTGACACTCCGCTCATGGGAGGTCAGTTTTCTGGAGGAGAAAATTGGGATGCAGCATTGAGGGTTTTAAAAGTTTGTACCGACAAAGAATGGGTTTTGCCTGCAAAGCGTGTTTACGCCTTATAAACACAACTTGAAAATAGAAAGGGGGTGTAGGTCAGCTTTAACCGAACCCTATTTGGACCTGTAGCTCAGTGGTAAGAGCGCCCGCCTCATAAGCGGAGGGTCGGAGGTTCAAATCCTCCCTGGTCCACAAAAATATTTTATCCAATAAAAGTTTGGAAATTAAAAAATAATTTCCTATATTAATAAAAATTAAAAAGTTATCATATGAAAAATTCGTTATCTACAAAAGGTTTATCGATGTCACAGGCTCAGAGTATTTCTAACCTTTGCAATCAAAGATCAAAAGAAATTTCTAATAAATTAACAGATGTTAACAATGTTTCAAAAACATTAGTTATCAACTCAGAGACTTATACTGAGACTCAAGGTAATCCAATGCCTACAAATGTAGTAGAATTGTTAACTGAAAAAGCAAGACTATCTGCTACACAAGCATTTTTGATGGAGAACATCAAAGCAAAAGACGAATTAATCACAAGCATCCAAAGAGATCAGTTTGAGTATGAGGTAGAAGCACCTCAAAGACCAAAAACAGAGGTAAGAGTAATACCTTCACTAGTTGATGAGACTTGGGGTTGGGATCAATTAACAACTGCTGAATATAATGAGTATTTAGAGGCTGAAGCATACGCTTCACATATTGGTCAATTTATCCACAAAGGAGGTAAATTAGATAGATTGAGAGCAGAATTACCTACCATCAAGACTTTAGAGTTTATGGAAATTGAGGTAGGTAAGAAAACACCTATGAAAGTATATGTTCATCACACCTCAGAAGAGTTACTTGCAATTCACGAAGAGTTAGCAGCTTTACATAGAGGGTATGAGCAAAAAGTAAATTACTTTAAAGCTAAAGTAAAAAACTCAGTAACAAGTGAAAATGCTCGTATCGCTAAAGAAAGAGCTGACATTCAAGCAGAAGTGAATGAAATCAACTCAAAACAAGATGTTGAGTATAAAAATGCTTACGACAAGTGGGCAGCTGAATACAGAAAAGCATCTGAAGAATTTGAAGGTGATCGTCAGAAAAGAATTGAAAATGCTGCCAATTTGAAAATTGAAGTAGCAGGAAGATTCCAGCCAGTGGTAGATGAATTTTTAAAACAATTAAAATAATAGTGGTACTTATACGGTAAGCAAAAGCCGATACATATAAGTTTTATGTCGGGAGTAGAAAGTTTTTATAAAAATTATAGCAAGATAAGATTTATTAATCATACTATGACATCAGCAGGACTTAGAGTCTCGCTTTAACTTTCGCTTCCACTACAACACCCAACAAATTCTGAGATAGAACTCAATCGTTAAACAAGTTACTGAAAGCTCATAGAGAAAGAGGAATCTTTACCACTAGACAGATAATTGGTTAACAAAAAGAGACTTAGATTTTGTCTTTGCCTTTGAGGTAGAGGAAGGTTTTTGACATTGATTTGGTATTTGACATCGTCTATATACTTTTTCTCCCGACAACATATATTTATTCTAAAACATATAAAATGAGTAGTAAATCTACATTAATGGTGCCTATCCTAAAAGAAATCCTAATGAAAGAGATAGGAGAAGCAAATTTACCTCCATTAGATTGGAAACAGGTATCACCTGGTCAATATAAATTTTTAGTAGATGTAAATGATTTTACTGAAGTTGTTAATGTTGATTTTGAAGAAATATCAGATAAATCCAGTATAGAGTACTATCTTCCCCCACTACATAGAAATATACCTTATTTTTATAACATAGCTTACGAAGTATCAGGATCTGAAGTACAATTTGCAGAAAGTGATATGAAAACTTTATTAAAAATGTTATCTACTATAGTTGATATTATAAAAGATTTTATAAATAAAAATCAACCTGAAGTAATGTTTTTACAAGCTACTGAGAAAAATAATACATCTAAACAGAAAGCTAATCTATACCAAGCCTTCCTAAAACAAGGAATAAAACAATTACCAGGATATAAAACCGATACTTATAGGGACGGAAATATAATTGTAAAAATATAAATTTTTTTAAAAATAATCACAAAAAGGCTTGCTTACGCAGGTCTTTTTTCGTATATTTAGGTATTAATTTAAAACAAAAAGGTTATGGAAAAAGAATTTATTCGAAAAGATATTAACGGAAATGATGTATATCTTAGATTAGAAAGATCAGAGTATAAGAAAACTCTTATAAACTGTTATGCTTATAGAAAAGTTACAAAAAAATTCTTTTTTATAAAATACAATATATATAAAACTATTCATATATTCAATAGTGATTTATGGGATACACGTTGTAACTGTTTCACAACTACAGATCTCTTAGATAAAAAAGAATTAAATAGAGTATTAAATACTGTTATGGAACAGGTTAACGACTCAGTAATAAAAGAGGAAAAACATAAGAAAGGTTTAAGATTACTTAATTTGTAAAGGTTATGAAACGTGCTATTATAAAAAATATTCCTTCCAATCCAAGAGAACTATACGACTATGCTCTAAGTAAGTCTTTTCATTTTTGGATAGATGAGAAAGGAACAGCAAAGCATCCTAGTGTTTGTACACGAAAACCTAGTGACCTATCGTACGAAGAGGCATTTAAAATTATACAAGCAAATAAACCTCACTGGGTTATTTCATTTCGCAATGAAAGTTATTTAATGAAAAATGGTGTAGATTATTGGGAGTTTGGGGGATGCAATATTGGAAGTAATAATTATGGAGAAGTTTTTATTTGGATAAAAGTATCGATAGAAGAAGGATATAAAATATTTGAAAAATTTAATTTAGAAATAAAATAATTGATTAAAGGCTTGGTTTTCCGAGCCTTTTTTCTTATCTTTATACTTTAGTAAAAACTTAAAATTAACCACGACACTTGATAGGGCTATTACGCAAAGCCCTTGTTATGTGCCGTTAAATTTAGAACGATATGGCTTATTATAACCACGGAGCAGCAATGAGAAAAAAAGAGTGTGCCGACAAGTATACTGAATTGAAAAAACACATTACATCAAAAGACGAAAGTGGAAAATTGAATATAACGGATTGCAGATACCCGAAGGAGGGGATTACGAAGCACAAAATTTCAAAATAATACAAATGTTTAACCGAAGCAAAAATGTTCATATAACCACTAAAACCCCTCTTTTGGGTATCTGCTGTTATAAGCCGTTTTTCTTCACAAATCAAAATAACAATGGCAACAGCAACAATTAAAATAGAGTTCAACGCTGGAGATAATATTGAAGGTGCATTTAAAGAAGCAATTAGATTAGCTACCATATTAGGTGTTTGGTGTGAGTTTAATTTCAACGGAGTTACTTGTTTGGCAAACGCAAACGGAGAAGTCGAAAAAGGTGTCGAAGCATACCATACTGAACTTAAAAAGAAAGAAGGTTGTAAGATGGCGTTTGCTTAAAATGGCTTATAACGTATGGTGCTATGAGCAGGTTTGCCTTAGACAGACTTTCAATTTAGCACAAATGTTATTGGCAAACTTGCTTATAGCACGTGTTACCTGCTGGCACGGTAAATTTAGTAGGAACTTTAATACGAAGAATGAAACAAAAAATTAAAATTTAAAAGCGATGGCAAAAAAGAAAACAATCTGGGATTATTTTGATGACAACATTGATTATCCAAGTGAAGTAGCACACAATCCATTACCATACGGAACTGTTTGGTGTTACATTTCATCAACATTTTTGAATGGGATAATAAACTATGTAAAACCGATTAACTGCTTTGTGTTGGATAGATATACGGCAGAAGATGAAAATGTTGGTGATAGAAATTTTACCGTATGCAACAAGGGCGAATTTGGTAAATGGCATAAATGGGAAGGAACAAAGAAAGAATTAATCAAAGCAATTACTACTGGTGAAAAAGAAATGTATCATACCGATATGAATTGCTTTGGCGATGATATTGCTTTGCTTGCCGAAATAGAAACTAATGAAGATGATGGCAAAGAAAGATATATGTTCTTTTGGTTTGATTGCGATGTTTCAGATTGTTGCATAGGGAAATTTGAAACTACTGACACCAAAGAAGAAGTGGTTCAATCAATGAGAAATTGGCTTGACAAAAGCAAAGAAGAAAATAAGGGTAAAACAGTTGAAGAAGGTTGTGATAATGGCATTATAAACTACTCTGAACTTCCTATTTCTTTTTTGAAGGGCTGGCTTAAATTTTAATTTTTTGAAACGAAATGATAATACGAAGCGGTAAAGTAGTGCTTGCAGGTAACGGTTGCAAATAAACCATCGTTTTAATGTGGTTTATTTGTTGTTATAGTTTAGTTAAATTATTATTTTACCTTATAAAAATATAAATTATGGAAATGGAGGATTATTTAGTAACACATCTTGGTGAAGGTAAATTTCAGGTAAAGATGGAAAATAATGAAATAAAAGAAGCAGGTTCAAACCTATGTGGTATGATTAGATACACATATTTTGAAGATTACACTTTACCTGAAATTGGATGGCAAGTAACTAGAAAGCAATTAATGGAAGATTACTTACCGAAGATGCAACAAGATGTGTTAAGCGGTAAATTGAAACCGAATCAAATGAACTATTAAAAATAATAATTTAATTAACTATAACGTCCGATGATAAACAATCGTTTTAATGTTGTTTATCATTTGTTAGGTTTAGTTAAATTATTGTTTTACAAATTAAAAAATAAAAAATATGGAAGATATAAATTGGAATATAATGGGTGAAA